ATGAGAGCAGTGCTGGCATCTTCTGTTAAAATTCTTAGTGAGCCATCTGCTTGGATTAATCCTGGATTAGAAGTTGATACACCTCTGAAAAGCATCCCTCTAGTAGTGTTTCCAGTGCCATCCATTCTAAAAACAAGACCATCTCCATGAACAGACAATTTAGAGGCAGGATTATCCGTACCAATGCCTACATTCTGATCGCTATCTATCCTCATAGCTTCAGTAGGTGTTGTGGCATCAGCCTTTGTTGTCATGAATTTTAACTCTCCAGGCATATCATTGGCACTTGGTCCAGTACCTACAATACAACTTATTTCGGCTGCAGCTGCAGCCATATCTGTGCCATCATCACCATGCCACTCTATTTTACCTAAACTGTCACCTGCACTAAGAATAGAAAAAGAACCTGTTGAAGTGCTACGAGTTTTTGCAAAATGCAGGGCAGGAGGATTAGCATTGTTTTCCAATCTAGTAATACATAAAGTTGTTTGCACACTAGTGTTTCCTGCAATTTGCGCTATTGGGATTTGACCTGCAACAGTCTGATCACCATATTCACCAACATTCACAACTCCAGTATTATTTATTCTAAAACGTCTAGTATTGTTAGTGGCAAATTGTATAGCTTCATTTTCTCTATGCCAAATCAAAGCATCTTCATTACTATCAATACCTATACGAAATCCATCAGATGTTGTTGTTCCAGTTGTGCTATTAGTAAACAAATGATAATTTTCACCACTGTCGGTCACATGTTGATGTAATTTATAAGAAGGACTGTCTAACCCAATTCCTAAAAATCCACTATTAGCAAATGAAGCAATTTCAGTGCCATTTGAAAAACCACCAGTATTAGAACCCTCACCATAAACAATTCCTAATCTTGAGCCATTAGCAACTTTAAAGTAATCATAAGTTTGACCTGTATCACTTATACCAATTGCAGGATTTGAAGAATCTTCTATAAATAAAACAGCCTGTGCATTTGCGTAAGAAATGGGTGCATTAGAATTAATAGCTACTCCATCATATTGACCATTAACAAAAAAGGCATTTGGGTGATTGTCAGTGGCAACACGAAAATCTACATCTTGATTATCATTATTAATAGATGTCTCAGTAGAGATGTGTTCGATTCTGCTTCTTTGCGAGCCATTTGTCATAACATAATGAATTTGCCTAGCATCTTCAGCACCATCAGCAGAATCTTCTATTTCTGTAAACAGTTGAAAGTAATCTATTAATTCAGGAGTTCCTGCATCATTATACCCTTGAATAAATATTTGACCTAGATTATCACCATCTGCTCCTGCTTCTCCTGGATTCCTAACTAGATTCATTCTTGGTCCATGACCACTATCTGTATCTGTTGAAGTAAGTGTTAGCTGTGGATTGTTATCTGCTGTGGTAAAACTAGCTGTTGTGCCTGACAAAGCACCTGCGATAGTAAATGTCCCTGCCACATCTAAGTCTGTGAAAAGATCATAAACAATGCCTCCTGAACCTGCTCCATCAGTTGCGATAACTTTGACAGATCCATTAGGTATATTGACAGTTGCACCAGTGCCTTGCTTGATAGTGATTATCTGACCACCACTCGTTGCGTTTTCTATAATCCAAACTTTGCTGACTGTATTCGGTGCTAGAGTTATAACTCTGGTTGTCGTAAGATCTGCACTGGATGCTATTTTTAAATACAACGATCTAGCAGCATCGGAAGAACCATCTGCCATTGTGATAGTTGTATCTGCATTACCAATAGTCTCTGTGCCATAGCTGAATGCCTCTGCGATGAGCTCAAGATTCGTATTGGTCACTGTTCCCCAAGATCCTGGATTGTCACCAGTGCCTTGTTCGTTTAATCTAAGATCATTTACAAAGGTGCTTGTCATATCAATCTATCCTTACTATTGCGTTACTTGCAGTTGCTGCTGGGAAGACAATTTTAAATGTTCCTCCAGAAACTGTAAAGTCTCCACCAAAAGCCAAAACTGCAATCGCACCTCTAGCATTAGATGAAGCATCTCCAAGTGTTTTGTTATAAATTAATGCACCATTGGCTGTAAAAGATGCTGATGTCCATTCAGGGTCTGCTGCATCAAACACTCCACTGGTACTGTTTTCAGTCACTGCGACACTCGAAAGTTGCAAACCACCTGCTGAGTAAGCACTACCAGATGTATTTGTTATCTCGTTTGATGTTGTATAACCATCTGTTGTTGCGTCTAAGCTAGCACTGCTTGTATAAAGTGCTATTCTTATATCATCAGTGTCTAGATGGTGATCACCTAGTAACAGATCTTTTTTAAATAATGTGCACATTGCTTGTGATATAGCCATTTAGATACCTCCGTTATATTCTGCTGCATAGTTACGGCTCATTTCTTGTTGAAAAAGTTGAATTGCCTCGTCAAATTGTGTTTTGTATAAGTTTAGCGTTTCTCCAGCTTTAAGGAAAGCAGAAGTTTCATAAAGTGCTGCAGAGAGTAAAACATGCTCCGCATTGTCACCGATCCAGCTATTTGCATTTGTTGAGCTTAAACCTGTCTCTGGTGCTATGAAGTCTACTTGATAAGAAAGAGTCGCACTAGGAGTTGGTGCCAAAGTTATAACAGTTCCAGATGTTCCTGCATTTTTTGTAGCATACATTCTTGGAGTTCCTGTTGTGCTAGAGTTTGGCCAATAATCCCTCAAGTAAGAATCTATCCTATGATCAAGATAAACTACATTACTGCTTGAGGTGACAGAAACTTGTCTTATCATTCTAGCTGAAGCCACTGTATAATCTGCTGTGCCAACAACTAAAGTTCCTGTCGTGCTTTGCCTGAAACAAGGCAAACTTGGAAGTCTGGAGAATATCATTCTCTCAGCTTGTGTTATTATAGTAGGTATTGAGTTGCTCAGTTCTGTTGAGTCATCCTCTATAAAGTTTTGTATGTTAGAAACTAATGTTGTGTAATTCATTATCCGTCGTTCCAACCTCCTTGACCCCAAGAACCTTGACTCCAACCATTGGCTTGAGCTTGCTCAGTTCCGACTGCTCCTGTGCCACCAACTCCTGTTTCTGTTATACTTAATTCAAGAGCTTCTGTTCCTACGCCACCAGTTCCTCCTACACCACCTGCTGGTAGGTTTATGGAGAACTCAACGACCTCATTGCCGACTCCACCAGTTCCTCCTACACCAGTCTCTAGTATAGATAAATTAAGTGCCTCAACACCGACAGATCCTGCACCACCACTGCCTGATACTCCTGTGACCTCAACAACTGGTATTTCAACCCCAACACCACCAGTTCCTGCGACACCTGCTTCTTCTATAGAAGCCATTGGTGTTTCTGTTCCGACTGCTCCTGTGCCTGCGACACCTGCTGGTTCTAGCAAGATGTTAAGCTCTATTCTGAGCACATCGCCAACACCACCAAGACCACTTATCCCAACATTTGGTCTTTCTAATTTTGGCAAGAAAGGATCGTAATTAAATCCAACATTAAATGTTACTTCTTCTGGGTCATTGTCTGGTCTAGGGCTGAAAAGGGCAACAGCATCTATGACATTCCTAGGTGGGGATAGTTGAGGATGTTTTGGCTCCCACTCGTCTGGTGCAACACGCAAGTTGTCCCAAGTGGTCTTGAGTTGAGTGTATCTTACTCTTTGACCTCCTCTGTCACTTATAGCAAATGATTTTTTACCTTTTGCGTATCTTGTTCCCATTAACTTAAATTAAGACCAGTTGGTCTTATCCTCATTGTTACACCATCGTTGTCTGTTGAGGCAGCAAACTCAAAAGCTCTTTCATAAACTTGATTGAGCAGATTAAATTTATCTGGTTGATATTTCATAGCTAACTTGCTAGCCAAACCTGCACATATTGTATCTTGCCAACGATAAGGTATGTCTGTGTCTTGGTTGCTGGCTGTGACATCTTCTATCTGATTCATTGACCAATAAACCAAACTGTAGTCATTGCTATCTGGTGATTGCCAAACATTTATCTGTGGTGTGTATTGTTTATCAAGCATGTATTGACTTGGCTTGCCAGTGGCAGTTTTGTTTGGCAGTTGATTGTATTCAGATATACTTATCCTTTGAACAACTGTGTCTGTTTGTGTACTGCCTATAGTTTCACGTATTACAACATCTATAAGATCTATAGTTCCTTCTGGCAATGTGTAGTTTGTAGTTCCTGAAGTTAAACTCAAAGTATTATTTTGAACAGTCCAGTAATTTATACCTCTGTTGGCAAACTCACTGAACAAAAGATTAAGACTTCTTCTTGCAGCAGAAGCATGATAACCTGTTCGAGTTTGATCATCTATCCCGACACGTTCAAATGCTTCTGCTATTATCTCTTCAACATCTGGTCTAAATGCTACTGTGCCTGAAGTTGCCATTAATACTCCTTTGATGCCCTTATAATTATTTGATATGCATCACCTGCTGCATCCGCACCAGTAGTTGTAAATTTAATGTCACCAGTCGGACTAGTTCCAAAAGATTTGCTTGAAGGCAAACCACCAAATTTAGAAAAGTCTTGATAGCCTGATTGTCCCTCTGTCAAATGCATAATAATAACATCTGTGCTTGCATCAGCAAGTATCTCAACAGTCATTGCAGAGATAACCCACCAACACTCAAGTATCCTTATACCTGTGCATGTCTCACCACTTGAGCTTGCAACTAAACTAGAAACATCTATTTTAAGAACAGCACTCTCATTGCCTGTGTCGACATATTGATATTGAAAAGCCATGACGACTTCTCTGGGGTTATCAGCTATCGTCGTAACTTTTGTAAGATCAGCCATTGATTACTCCTTTATCTCGCCACGCAAAAGCATAGCTTTGTATTCGGCACTCCCTTTTGGAGGGAGCACCTTTTTAGAAGTTTTCTTGCTGGTAGTTGTCCAAGCTTCATTCTCTGGAGTGTTTGGATCATCAGGGATAAACTTACCAGATTTTGTCCTAGCTCTTTTTCTCTCAGCCATTTAAACCTCCATTATCTTACTTGAGCAGCAAAAATGTAATCAATGTTCATTGACTTTGTTCCTGTTGCAGAGCCTGATAGTTGCATAGCTCCAAGAGCAAGATTCTCATCATCAGGGATATTTGCTGTGTGAGTTGCAACTTTGTTCCTGTTAACAAAGAACTCAACAGAGCCAGTGCTTTTAACATGAAAACCAAGTGTAACTGCAGTGCCACTCGCTATATCAACACCAGAGTCAGTTGTTGTTGCTGTTCCGTCTTTCTCAGTTACACAATCAATATTGCTATCTCCGTCGTCAACTTGGAAAACAATCCTGTCTGCTGCAGTTAGCATAGCTTCTGGATTAGTTGCAAAGTTTACTGTTAAACCTATACAAATGTCCATTGCATC